ACAAAGATATTAGATTTTAAGATGCAAACCGGGCGCACCCCGTCACTGCTGCCGACGCCATTGCCGCAGAAGTTACCGGACGGAGAAACAACCCGAACAAAGGCGTCATCATTATTACAAGCCGTGCTGTCTGGTGTAAGTGTCCACCACCATTTACCCGTATTCGGCAGGAGCTTTCTATACTTCCGGTATTCATCCACGGAAATAAGTGAAACATAATCTCTGCAAGTTCCATATTCCGTCTGACCATCTAACGAAAGTAAATTGCGTTCAAACTCGACAAGCGAATCCACTCCCAACTCATTTTCAATCTTTTTGCGGAGATCAGTGTTTAACTCATTTCTCAAATCACTGGATTTCCAATCGTTGCAATTATCATCAAACTTTCTGTCTCTTCCGTAAAAATCTTCCGAAATTGTAAAATATCCATTTTCAAGCTTGTCCAGAACCAGCCAGTTAATACCGGCAACTTCAATCGTCTTTCCGATTTCCGGCTTCTGGTATTTTTTTCTTAACTGCTCAAAAACTTCATTAAGATTTTTAAGGTTTTCTCCGAATTCTTTTAACGTCATCATGTTTTACTCCTCCTCAACTTTGGATACAAAGATATTAGATTTTAAGATGCAAACCGGGAGAACGCCGCAACTGTTGATGTAGTAATAGTTGTCGAAGTCACCGGACGGCGAAACAACCGCTACTGAATATCCCCATCCTCTTTCTTTCGTACTCCAAGGTGTGCAAGTCCAGTACCAATCCGGGATGTCTTTGTTTACGAGCAGATCATTGCATTCCCTTGCTTCGTCAAATGTCAGAGGTCTTACTTTGGTCAAGAGTTTTCCAAATACTTCCTGTCCATCAACTGTTACTAATCCGGCTTCATTTGTACAAATATTTTCTTCTCCGAATTCATCAGAAAACTCATTGAGAATTTCGCCCTCGCACAGTTCTCTTAATGATGATTTCTTGTAATCAGTACAATCATCATCAAATTTCACATCTTCACGATATAATCCTTCTGTGATAACCACTGTTGAATCTTCTTTCTGTTCAAGTACAATGAATCGTCCGATGCCTGTATCAAACTTCCCACCAACCGGAATGTCTTTCAGCATCACTTTGTTTTTCCGATCTTCTTCTTCGATAGCTGCTACTAATTTCTTTGCTAATTCCAATACACTACTTTTGCCCATTTTTACTTTCCTCCTGTTTCTTTCTCCAATATTCATACGGATCCGCATAATGTGGTTTCCGTTTAAAATCCTCAATAGCCTGTTCCTGTCGTGTCACAAAGTCACCTCCGAACATCGTTCTTTTTGCTACGTCTTACTATTCTCCGCTTTTTCTTTGTTTCTCCTGGTAATTCAGCTTTAGCACTCGCCCAACTACAATCTGCCAAATGACAGATAAAACAGTTTGGATAAGTGCATCCATCCGGTTTTTCCATATTCTTCCTACTACGTAATAAGCTTTCTCTCTAAATCATTCATGTCATAGTCCCGGCCATCGAAATTATTGAATCCTTTTTTCTCCTGTCCGCTGTCTTCGTATTGTCCCTCAGACACTTTTGTGAAGTTGTTCGGTAACACAAACCAGTCGAATGTTATCTTCCAGTTCTTCACTTTCCCTTGTAAGTACTTGCTTTTCTTCACGTTGCCCACAGCTTGCAAGACATCTTCCAAACCGTTGCTTTCTAACCTCGCTTGTAAGTTCTGATATCTTTTGGAAGTCTTCTCTATCTTCTTTACAGGTTTTATCCCGTAGCTTTCCAAATCGTTCCAAGCTTTTATGACAGCTTCTACGGATCCATCGTCTTTCTCCGGTTTTTCTTCCTGTCTGGTCGGCTTATCTTTTTTTTCATTTTTCTGTTCGGTCTGGTATTTTGCATAGTTATTCACCGTATATACGGTATATCGGTTTGTGGTTTTACATGTAACCTCACCTGTTTTTCTCAGATGAGAAAGTGCTGTCCTTAATTCGCTCTCAGACAACCCTGTTTCTTTTGAAAGAACGGATGTCGAAGAGACAAATGATCCTCTTTTAATCTCTTCTCCTCTGAAGCTTGCATCTTTCCAGTTGGCTTTTAACAACATGTGCAAGAATAACCGACACGTCTTTATATCTGGATACCAGTCCCATTCCAGTATTTTTCTGCTAAGTTTTATGTAATTCTCGCTCACACCTCTTCAATATCCACCTCAATTCTCGGATTTTTCTTATCAACATAGAATTCATCCGTGAATCCCACTATGTTTTTCCATCCATCGTCCTGTAAGACTTTGGTATCTACTAATGCGTCTTGGATACACTTTCGCCCAAATGCGCTCACATTGTCCAAATCCCGTCTCTTGTCCGGCTCATACCATCGGTAGTGCATCCGTACCTTTCTTGTTATTCGCAATCTTCCAAATTGCTCATATATGGCTTGTATCACACGGGATTCATTATCTTTCTTCATATCCGCACCCTTGTACCTGTTAGTATTCAGTGCCCGGATATAATCATTCATGTTGTTCAGTTTCCCTTTTACCATCAAAATGTAATGCATTGTAATCCCTACCTATCTTTTTCCAACTCTCAAACGTCTGCTTCATGCAGAGCCGTTTATACTGGATTGCTCTGGCTCTATGTAATTCTTTCCCAATGTATTCATGGAATGCTTTTTCATCTACCGGATCACCCGGAATCGGTCTGAATACACCATCTCCAATATTCACAATACAGTCACCATTGTTATTCGCATGCTCTATCATTCTTCGAAAGATTCTATCAACATTCATGTTGTACGGACGTTGTATTGCGTTTCTATGTCCATCCGGTATTCGGATAAAATAGCTTTCTGCCGTCTCTCTATTCTTTCCCACCGCTTTTCTCCTTTCTGCCGGAGTGTGGCTTCTCCGGCCGTGATACAATATCTTGTGCTGTGCATATCGAATGGGTGAGATGATATGCGTTAGAACCTGTTAATAGTTCCTTTTGCCACATGAATCTATATTTATTTAGCTACAACCTGTTCTTTCCGAACACCTGTATGAACTCTTCTCTTGTTCCGTAGTGTTCTTCAAAATATCTCTGTGCCATCTGCTTAAGTTTTAAGTCCAATCCCTTGTTCGGGTTCCCGTGTACGCTTTCTGGCGTAAATTCGTGTAAATGCGGTGCTAACGGAATCACAAACCCGTATTCTTCCGATTTTTTTCTGTACGGGCCATAGAAAATGTGGTGCCTGTGGCAGTTTGGACTCCCTGTAAAGTAGCAGTGCTCCATATCGTCAGTGAATACACTCTTAAGTTTTTTCGCCAATCTTCACGCCCCATCTTTCTTTCATTTCGTTGATTTGGTTTGGTGTCATAGTCTCTATACCGAGTTCTTTCGCTTCGTACACAGTCCCGTCAATCAGCTTTGACATTTCGTCAGTATCGTAAGTATGCGAACCTCGCATTACCAAGTTTACCCGGAAGACTTTCCCTTTCTGATTGGTGGTTGTCCTCGATGTAGGTTGCAGATGAACAAATTCCACGTTGTATGCGTCTATATCATCATCCAGTGGAAGTGGAACTAATGCACCGTTAATCGTTTCGTACTGTCCGTATTCCGCTATCAGCTTATTTTTTATGTACACCTTGCTGTTTCCAGTCACATCTGCAATCTTTCCAACCAGTACATGAAAGTAAGAGTTTGCATCGAGACTTCTTTTTTTCTTGTATGCCTTGATTGTTATTGCAATCTGCTTACCTCTAAGGTTCTCAAATGCCTGTCTTGCGTCTTCATTTAGCGTCAGACTGGCTTTTTGCTTATTGGTGGCAAAATCCACCGCTAAGCCATCAAAAGTCCCTGTATAGTCCATTAATCATCACCATACTTTTTCTTAATCGCATTCAGCATCATTGCACATTCTGTTTCTGTAAGTGTGTCCACCGTCTTTCCATTTCCGCATACCCAAGCTTCTAAATCAATGCCGTGTGCCGTACACTGCGTTTTAAGCGTTTTCTTTTTTGCTTCTGATGCAAGATTCTCTCCAGTTCCAGGAATCTGTGCTTCCAGTTTGTTGTATTCTTCTTTCAGCCATAAGTTAAATCCAAGTCCAGTATGAATAGCCACACACTTCACAAACGCTCTGCACATGCTGTTCCATACTCTCTGTTGGCTCATGGAGTTGTCCTTTACTGGATTTGCGCCGTTCATTACTGGTGTCTGCATCTCATACTCTTTATCGTCAATCACAACTTTTATTCGTGTTTCATAACAACGATTTGTATTATTGTTCTTGTCCTTAAACTCGATGTCTGTTTTTCTAAGGCTGCTTCCGGTTTGCGGATCAGGAATTGGCTCCCAATACACCTCGGTAGCACCATTCTGTCTCAGCAGTTCAATACATTTCGCCCAGTTCAAATACGTGAATCCATCTCGTTTTTCGCAATACTGGCTTACATCGACTTTCACTAATTCCTCGTAGCTTTTAAGTGCCATTTATAACATCCTCCTATACATGTCATTCAAGCAATCTTCGCATAGCTTCTCATCGTCCACCGTGTATAGATATTCACCCTCATACATCGGCACACCGCATGAGCTACAGTAAGTTACTGGTTCCGGCTCCGGCGGTATGGTCTTCCAATGGTCATAGCCTTTAATGCTCTCCATCTTCGCCCCACCCCATCAGTTTTAAAATCATGCCTCGCTCAACATAGCTGTTTTTGCAGACATATCTTTTCAGTGTGTCCAGTTGCGCTTTCAGGTAGACATATCCGTATACTGCATTTCCGTAGTCGCTCACGATATCTGCCACTGCATCGGCTACGCTCTGTAAGCTATCTTTTTTCTCTTCTCCCATGTTCAAATCTCCTTTCATGTGTTATAATTTTCTTGAATGTTTTTCTGAGTGCTTGATTGGATTTTCCATCGGCACTCTTTTTTATACGCATCCGGCTATCATAACCGTCAATGCGTATAGCGTTATCACAAGTGCTATCCTGTAGTAGTTAAGCTTGTCTTCCATGTGCTCTACCTCCTACCCGATCATAAGTGTCAGCATTGCGATGAATGTGACGAACCATAAGCAACGCCAAAAGATTAATTTTCTTTTCAACTTGCGGATGATCTCTGTTGCCATTGTCATGTGTGCTTTTCCTCCTGTTCCTCAGATTTGCGAATTACAGGAGAATGTGTTATAATCAACCTGTATTCGCTAAGTGTTCTTTAGCGGTACACCGCCCTGTCTGGTATGCCAGTACCAGCGGGGCACTTTTTATGTCCCTTTTATCGTCAGACCGTTTGTGTCTGACATATATCTATATTCTTTTTATTCTTATTCTTCTTTATATTCTTCTATTGTTGTCAATTGGCTTGTTAATTGATTGTTAATTGATTGTTATGTGGCTTGCTAACCGTTTTCACTTGACAAGCAGTTTTGCCTTATTTTTCAAGGGTTTTAGCTTGTCATTTGCTTGTCAACTGGCTTGTCAAAATTTTCGATTTTTTGAAAATTTCTTTAATTTTGGCTTGTCAATTGATTGTTATCTGAGTGACGTTTGGCTTGCGACCAGTTGCCGTTTTCCCCTTATTTTTCAAGGGTTGTGGCTTGCTAAGTGGCTTGCGATTTGACCAAAAATCAACTACCGTTTTCACATTTACCTTTTCAATAATTTGAATACATCGAAAAATAAATATTTTTAGGCTTTTTTACTGCCTTTCGTACCTGTTTTTTTCACCTTTTTATGTACGTTATTACCGCCAATGATGTTCCCGTTTTTGTCCAGTTCATCCCAAACATATCGCCCTTTACCTGAGTTTCGCCACTGTGAAAATCCTCTCAATTCTCCGTAGTCAAGCCATTCTTTTATGAGTTTTACATGGCTATCTAGCATACACTGAACGGTAAATTCCATTGTTGTGCCAACCGGAACGGTCTCTGAACATGCAAGGGATATTCTTTCTCCCTGTGGTGTATTTGCCCGGAGTGGTCTCTGACACGTTCCCATATCCCCGTCAAAAATCAGTGGAATTTTGCGCTCTTTCACAAAAATAAGACCGTCAATCTCCTTTTTGTACGCTTTGATTTTTGATGATTCATTGCCTTTAACCTTACGGAGCATTCCGCATGAATCTTTGAACATTCCTTTTACCTGGTAGTCATACACGAACGGTTTTCCGTCTTCACTTTTGTGGAAAATCGTCATTGATTTCTCTTCTACTGCATCTACACCCAGTGTTGCTACTTCGTCCTCACGTGACGGTGCGTCCGGTGCTTTTGATGCAATATAAGTCCGGTGAATCTCCTTATCCGCACATTGAGAACCTAATACTTCCTCAGTGAACGTGATTTTTACTTTTAATTCTTTCATGATGCTTTTTCTCCTTTTCAATTTGTTTTGGTCGCTCTGCTGAGCTAAGCATTTCTGTTCCATTTCATGGCTTTTCTTCTCTGTTCCATTTCTCGTCTGTGCCCCTCCGTTCTTCGCTTTTCCATCTCCTATCATCTCTATGCCCTCCATCTCCTATCACCTCTATGCCCTTCCGTTTCTGCGCTATTCCAACTCACATCAACTCTTCGCTTTTCCATCTCTGCGCTGCTCCATGCTATTCCGTTTCAGAGCTTCTCTCTTCAATTCCTTATCTTTCCGTGTCTGTTCATGCTGATCTGCTACTTTTCGAATCCGTGCTAAGCGTCACAAAGCCATATCATTTCTTTTCTAATCTCTGCCTATCTTTTCCATCTCAGTTACATTCAGTGCTTAACATTTCAGCTCCATAGCCTCTCAACTCTTGGTTCTTCCATTGCATGTTGTCTTTTCTTCTGGATTCTCCTATACTGTTCATACAGGCACTGCCATGCCGAGTAATCCAGAAAGGAGTTTCAATTATGGTATTAAGCCCTAATGCAGAAAATTTCTTAAAATACCTTTTAGATATCTATAAAGATACAAAAGAAAATAAGTTTTATTATTTCTCTTACATGGGTTTCCCTAATCATGATTCTGCAATAGAGGAATTAGTCGAGAATCACTGCATCCATAAAACAAGCAGCATCAATGGGTGTATCAAAATCTCAGAAGATATTCTTCTTTAATCATTTCCCTGAGTGTCCTTGCTATCAGCCATTTCAGCAACTTCGCTCAGGGTTTTTCTTTTGCTGTTTACGGATTCCACAAACTGTTCAAATGTAATACCACCATCAAAAGAAAATTCTTGAATATTGATTCTCATTTCTACAGTCGGACAAAGCTCTCCGGCTTCATTCCTTGCGTGATAGATTAAATCTTCTACCCCATCAGTGATGTTTTTCCCATCAAAGAAAATATTTGTTGTTTTCCCAATCTGTGCCAATGCAAATTTAGTATTCATGTTGTCACCTCCCTGTATTCAATTGTTATGGTTCCGGCATCCCTTATGTTTTCTTCGCCGGAGTGTCCGGCTTCTTTTCTGCTTCATCTGCCAGACTTTCTACTTTTCCGAGAAAATAGCCTTTGTCGAATTCTGATAAGTTAGGCATTGCCTTTTTAATCTTCTCAACTATCTTTTTCTCTTTCTCACTCATGCGCTCACTTCCTTTCTGTGCTATACTCTCCTTTGGAAAGGAGGAATAAAATGAAATTTGACTTTACGATAAATCTTGCTCTTTTGATAACTCTTTGTTCTCTTGTTCTGCCAACACTAACAACAATCGCAAACAATCGGCATCAAATCAAAATGCGAAAATTAGATTTTACTCTCGATAAAAAATTTTCCGTCATTGAAGCCTATATTGAATCTGTTGGAAATTGTCTTGAATTATGTTCTCGTGTAAATCTTTCTCAATACAATAAAGCCAAAGGAATGCTTTATCTGTATGTTCCGAAGAAGTTACACAAGCAAATAAATGAGTTAGATATCTGCATTCAAAAGCAACAGATTAATACGGCAAAATCACTTTTTGATGTTTTATGCATTGACTTGTCCAATGTAATAAAACAGAAGTAATGCCATTGCCAGATTTATTGACATCTGAGAACTGCAAGTCAAATATGGCACTCTCAAGAACAACCAGAATGGTTTTTCAAGTTTTAATACGATACATGCCACAATCAATGCAGTTATCCCGTATACCGTGCAAATAACCGATGCAGTTATCATTTTTGCTATCACCTCCTGTATTTCGTTTGCAATATCATAATATATCATCTGCAATTATTTGTCAATAGAAAGATATTGCATTTGCGATATTTTTATGTTATCATTTATATGCAGAAAGGAGGTGCGACATGGAGTCACTAAACCAAAGAGTAAAAGAATTGAGATTAGCTCTTGAAATGAATCAGAAAACTTTTGGAGAACGGATCGGCGTTGCGCAAGCATATTTATCTCAGATAGAAAAAGGAGATCGTGATGTTACAGACAAAATTTTCAGAATAATTTGTTTGGAAAATTGGAATGGAAAAACAGTTAGAGAAGAATGGTTCAGAAGTGGCAAGAAGCCAATGTTTGCCACCCAAACAAAAGACGAACAAATCACTGCGATGTTGGCAGATATTCAAAGTATGGATGAATCTAATTTCAAATATAGATTAGTAGCTGCTCTATCAAAATTAGATTCTGACGGGTGGGATAATCTAGAAAAACTGATTGACATGATTTCAGAAGACAAGTAAAAGAAAAGTCAAGGGCAATGCGCAAACCCTTGACTTTTCTTTTACTTATTTTTTTAATCGACTTACGTATATATATACAAGCTTTAACCACGTAAGATTCTTTTGACCGTTTACAACTTTCGTTATTTCTTCTTGATACCATTTAATTTCGTCCACATAAATCCCTCCAATATCCCGACACGTCATTCCAGTAGCGATTACTTACATTATAGAACATATGTTTGCTATCTGTCAATGTTTTCACTGATAGCATCTTTTACAATAAGATAGATGTACCGCATTAAGCGAGGGTCACGGATGCCTTTTATCATCCGCTTGATTTCGTTTTCATAAGTATCAGTCCATGTTTTGCTGCTCTTGCTGTTCATTTCGTCCTTTCCCATTAGATTACCTCCTATCAATGGCTTGACAAGTGCCATTTTTGTTTTATAATAATACATTGTAATACCTACATAGATTATAACTCGAAACTATAGTCAAGATGTTGGCTAAAATATCGTATTTTTCTTACAAAAAGAATGAAAAATAGCCAAGATATTAGCCTTTTCGACAGGATGTGACGTAATGCTAACGAAAAATGAAATGTTGGATAACTTTGCACATAACATCGAAGAAGAGCGGAAAAGACTTGATTTTACGCAAGTTCTCTTTTCTAAGATGCTGGGTGTATCTGTGTCCACATACAAAAACATCGTTTCACGGAAGACTAATAATCTTGACATTTTCTTAGCACTAAGGTTGTCGCAACTAACTAATAAACCTATCCCTGATCTCTTAGGGTGTTCTTCTAAGGAATACGAGGTATTGGGAAAGTACAGGCAATTGACTGACAGACAACGTGCGTATATTCTTGGCAAGATGGATTATGAAATCTCTATGAAAGTGTTGGAAACGGATCCAGAAAACATGTTGGATGTTCTATGCCCCACTGGTGAGATGGCTGACGGTATGATATTGGATTCCTCACACGAAGAACGGATATACTGCCCGGAATACATAAAAAAGTACGGTGAGACGTTACATTGTGGTATAAAGATAACGAGCAACCACTTGCTCCCTGTATATGTAAAGGGTGATATCATTTGCATATCCAAAAGAGTACCAAGAAACGGTGATACCGTGATTATTATACACAAAGAAACAGGACGTGCGTATATAAGGCGGTATGTACAGAGAAGTAAGACAAAGTTAGTACCGATCAACGGCTTCGGTGATGTCATAGAAGTTGATCCGAATAGTTTTGAAGACATGGAACAATGGGTAAGGTTTGGAGTTGTGATTGCGGTATTAAGAAGATAGCATACTATGTATGCGGAGGTATTTATATGCAGAATAAAAAGGTCTTGGAATTAGATAGCTTTTTCGGGAAACTTGTTGCTTGTGATGAATATGTAGAGATTATTCCTATGTATGTAACAGATTCTCGAAAACAAGGGAGAAAATTCTATTATCAAAACATTAGTGGTATAACATGCAAGGAACCAAGTGTTTGGTGGGGGCCTGGATATATACAATTTATAATTCCGGGAGAACAGGCCAAGCAAATAAAATGGATGGACAAAGGCTGGAAGAAGGCGGTTAAAAATGATCCAAATTCTTTACTTCTTTCGGTTGTAGGAAAAGATTACAAAAAAAGATATAAAGAATTTATGGATTTTCTAAACAAAAAGATAAGTGAAAAACCAGAATCTACCGCAGAAATTGTAAATGATCTAAATCAGTTAAAAACATTGAAAGAACTTCTTGACTGTGGAGCAATTAATAAGCAAGAATTTGAAGAAAAGAAAAGGAAAATACTTAATAGAATATAATCATAGCATACTATATAATGAGGGAGGAATTAAAGTGAAAAAGAAAAAAGGTGGATGTCTCAAAACTATACTTATAGTGTTCGGAGTATTCGTAGTAATTGGAGCTATAGGATCGTTGGCAGGAGGAGACAAAAGTGAACCAAAAAAAGTAAGCTCTTCTTCTGGCCAAAACGATAAAAGTTCTCAATCTGGAACAGTGGATGAGAAAAAAGAATTTCAAGTTGGAGAAACAGTATCTCTTAAAGACGTTAATGTAACATTGGTAAGTTCTACAGAATCAGCCGGAAGTGAATATGTGAAACCGGATGACGGAAAAGAGTTTTTGATACTGGAATTTAACATTGAAAACAATTCATCCAAAGATATCAATATTAGTTCTGCTGCGAACTTTGAAGCTTACTGTGATGATTATTCGTTGAATCAAGACATTCTCGGACAGCAAGCACCAGAAGCAGAGGGGAAAACGCAATTAGACGGATCAGTTGCTTCTGGAAAGAAAATGAATGGAATCATCGTATATCAAGTGCCTACAGATTTTAAGAGTTTCGAAATTAATGTTGCGCCGGATTTCTGGTCAACAAAAGATATAAAATATGTAATTAATAAATAATTCAAAATCCCACTACTGGCGAGAAAACAGTAGTGGGATTTTTGGTATTGTATGTAAAGTGTAATGCTCTTATATTATTTTACAACGCCGGATAAGAGCCAGTAGGTCGTGATAAGTCCTACTTTTCCGTCCGGTGTAAGCCCCCTGTTGTTCTGAAACTTCTTCACACATGTGGTCAGATATTTTGTCCATCCCTCATTGTAAGACAGCTTCGTAAAGCCATATACGTCTCTGAGAGTACGTCTAAGCCATCTGATAGCCGTGATACAGTTGTGCGTCTGTCCTGCCCACAAGATATGCGTTTTAGCAAAATTCTGTGAGCCGACACCGAATTTGTTATCCTCAGATAATACTTTAGTGTCAAATCCTATGTTCATAGCTTTCTGCCATGCCCCTACACGGGTGTTTTCCAGGTAATATCTCTTGTCACCTTTCCAAAATTCATCTACCGGTTTTGCTGTTGTGGTCTGTGTAGAATTCGGTTTCTGCACAGGCTTTGCAGTACCACCAAGATTCTTATACACATAGTTCACATCCACATAACCTGGAATGCCTGGAATAGAACCCTTTGATGTGTACTGCCACATATCAATTCCGTTTACTCCGGCAGATTTAGAGCCGTAAGATGCAATCCACAGAGAATATCCCCATGTCTGACCGATATAGTTCTTATACCAAGATGTAGATGCATAGATTCCGGCTTTATAGCCATGTGCCACCATTGCGTCACAAAATGCTTTTGCGTTGGCTTTTGCAACGCCCTGTGTTCCTCGCTGTTCGCTGTCGAAATATACAGGCCATGCCGGAGAATGTCCTTTTAAAAGTCTTAATGCATGGTTGATTTCTCCATGTACTGCACCTGTAGTCTTTGCGTAAGAATACAGATATACACCGTAAGGGATGCCAAGTCGCTCACATTCAGATACATTTCTCAGCCATTTTTTGTCATCCTGTCCTGTCTGATCTTGTCCATATCCGCATCTGATGATAGCACCTACAATGCCGGATGCTTTTACTTTCGCCCAGTCGATGTTCCCGTTATGTTCAGAAACATCGACTATCCTATTCAATATATCCCTCCTGTTTTAAGTGTTCTTTCGTTTCTGTAATCTCTGATGCATGATCTTTCACAAACTTTTCTGCATCTGTTTTTTCCATGCTGTAGTGTTCTGCCAATTCGTTTACGGTATAACCGTAGGCACAGCTTTTGATCACTTCGCACATGGTTTCTTCGCTCATAGCTGCCATATTTTTTTCTCCTTCCCTGTTTGATAAGGAAATCATCTCATGTTTTTCGGTTGGCAATGTTCCCCACATTTTTAGGCTAATGCGCACCAGTTAACAATAATAGACACACTTGAATTGTTTCCGTTAACAGTACGAATAACGCAACTACTGGTGGTCGTACTTAAAACCTGCACTCCGAACGATTTTGTATTCTGTGATCCACCGGAAAGAGATACAAGTACAGTCGGAGCCTTTGAAAAAGTTTTTCCGAATTTTACAGTAGTATCTTTGTAAGTATTTGCAGGTGTTTCGATAAGAGACGTTGTGCCAAATACTGGGGTTTTTGCTTTTAATTCCGTAATATACGTCAGAATCGTTTTATTCCCTAATTCTGAAAACTTCCACGTAGATGCAATTCTACTTTTAATCGTATCGAAAATAACACCAAGTTTTGCTCGATTTGTAATCGGTGTAGAATCTTCCACGATGATATCATCTGTATCATTTACTTCTGTAACTTGTGGAAGTTCTTTTATATATTTTCCATAAATTTTCTGCGCTTTTTCATCAGCCATTTATATCTTCCTCCTTAATAAATAATGTTTGTGTAGCCATACTTTCTAATTCACTAATACGTCTTTCTAACTCGTACAGGTCATCTTCTGTAAGCAGTTTTTTTACATTTACGCCATTGTTCCAAATTGGCTGGCTTAATCCGAGTATGACTGGATTTGCATTAACATCTCCAAATTTAATACTTACAGACGTTCCAGATTCTGTCGTTTCTGTAGTAGCACTGTAAACAGTATAATCAGCATCATTAATGTTCCTTTTTAAATCTCCTGTCATAGCTCCACCAGCGGTCGGGACGTAAGGCTGTCCAGATCCTGAAAAGACTTCGTTTGCCGGAAATTCAATATCAGATTCGCCATTTACGCTCCTACTGCATCCACCGATAGTAATCTGTCTTTCTTTCCCCCATTGGTCAGTTACTATTCCGTCCTGACCATCAAACGGTGTACCATTGATTTTAATATCGTTTTTCAGCGAAGTTGCTTTGATTTGAGACACATCAATATCAACAGATTCACTGCCGTCTATAGTTGCTGTCCCTGTAGCATCGCCGGAAAGAGTTAGTTCAAACGGATTTGTTAATTTATCCGCTGTAGCAACGGAAAGCAGTTGTTTTAAAGTCCCGACAGAAATCTTTAGATCTTCTGTGCTTGTTTCTATGAGCAAGTAATCATTATCTGACAATGTTTTCGCTTCGTTCAACGCTTCAATGTATATCTGGTCCATACTATCACCTACTTACTAGAGCATTCGACAAATCGCTTACCAAAGAGTTTACTTTTTCAACAAGTTTGTCGTATTCTGTTTTTTTAACGTACAGCTGATCTGTCTTTTCCGAAGAATACACTGTGGATCCACTCAACTGTGTATCATCGATTCCGACCTTTCCGGCTATGATTTGGTTAGCCTTGTCGATAGCTTCATTCGCTGTCTTTGACGCTTCTCTTGCGTCTTCGATAGCCTGTTGGATATTCGCCAAGTCTTGCTCAAAATCTTCTCTTGTAGCCAACGTCTTAAATGTTCCGGCTGAAAAACAGATAAATACTTTTTGGTTTTCGGCCACTTCGTCTATAGTTACCGCAAATTCACCGGGGAGCATCTTACTTGCGTCAAAATCTGCAAGTAGTCCCCTACGCATCTGTATAGCCATATTTTCTCCTTTCTATCCAGGGATCCATCTTACAAGAGAAACACCAGATGGTTGTGTCGGTGTCCCTCCACCGCCAGCAGAACCGCCTTTTGTATACCGTAAAACGTAATCCCATCCTCTCGAATAATTATAATATCTGCACACCCATATCTCTGTTCCCGTCTGATCCCCGGCTTCTGGATGTCCTCTTGTAGATGATGCTTGCACCATCTGACCACCACCGATGTACATTGCAGTATGATATTTAACATTTAGCAGTACATCCCCTCTTTGCATTCCAGCACCAGTGGCTCTGTTGCAGCTTGCCGTTACATCCGTGAATCCGCAAGCACGAAAAACATTGTACATATTCCCCGTATAAGTAGCTCCATTTGATTTTACTGGAACTCCGGCTTGTTGCCATGCAGATATTACGAGTGATGAGCAATCATAATCTGGATTCCCCCAACGGTTCGCTTGGCTGTATCCATGTCTGTTATCGTTTGCGATATTAATAGCCCATTGAACCGCACTTTCTGTTTTTGTCATATGCCTGTCTCCTTAAAATGTTGTGCCACTTGCAGTTCTTCCACTGACTAAATTGCCATTCACAAATTTTAAGTAACTTCCGTCACTAAACACGGCAGTTCCTGTTTTTGCTTTGTTTCCGTTAATCACCATCTCCTTTGCAGAAATGGCAATTTGATTTTTACTTAAAAGTTGTAATCTTTTTGAAACATTAAATTCGGAATAACCTTTTCCGATGTTTAGGTAATCCGTAGACGTAGCTCTCGCTTCTATACCATCTAATTCTCCAGAAATGTAACCTGTATATTTTCCTCCAGATGAGTAAAGATCAATTTTTGCATTATGCAAATCTATTTTTCTACCTATAGAATCTTCGGATACATAATGTCCTTTTGCATACACACCTTGATTATTCCATCTCCCTATTTCATTTCCGTCTGAATCTTGCATCGAAAGTACACCATTTTGGTTGTTATAGCCACCAAGTGTCAATGTTCCAGAATGTATCCAATCGCAGTTAATACCTACGGCAGAAAGTACATTAACTACTGCGTTTCCGTTAGAATCAAGTCCGGCATTCCACGTTTTTCCACCGTCTGTAGATACCGCAAAAGCATCCCCGACCATTTTCCAGATAATGTTCGAATCTTCCAGCCGTTCTTTGTTGTGGAGATAAAATACAATGGATTTATCATCCTGTATCTTTTCCGTCTTGAAAAATCCCATCCCTTGTGTCATTAATGCCGTAAGGGATTGAACAGCTTCATCGTATTTGCTGATTTTTTTATCGGCCATTGCAGAAGCCTTTTGTACTGCTTTCGTTTCAGAAGTCACGTACTTACTGCTATTTCTGATTGCATTTTCGGCCGAACATTTCAGCGAAGTAAAACCGAGAAAGTTAAAAGTAATATCAGTCAAGATGGTTTTGTTTACTTTTCCGTTCCTGTCGATAACATAGGCAAGATCCATAAAGTCTGCAAGAGGATAAGAAAGATGTTCGCCGGAAAAATTCATAAATGATACGCCCGTAAGTTTTTCTCCGACCGTATTAACCAGTAAGCTCTTATCTTTGATTAGTGAATTCTCTATACTCAATATGTACCCCTCAGAACCATATGTGTACGTTTTTTCATTCTCTGTAGTTTGAATACCTGTTATAACTATAGGTTCTACTCCTGTTGTCAGCCCTGTCTTCCACTGAGTTAAGAAATGGAAATTATCAACTAACTTGAAGCTACCATCGTCTATGATGTCACCACTTGTATACACATTTGTAGCATCTGTCAGAATGTATCCGCTGGCTTCTTCCACATCCACGGAATGTACTCCAAGCACATTTCCATTTTTAAGCAAGAACAAATTATCTTTTTTTCCGATCAGCTGATATGCGTTTTTTTGTTTCCTTTCAACGGACCTGTACATAATTCCATAAGAATCATCTGTAAGAAGTTCCAACCCATCATCAAACCATCCACCGTCAACATTCGAACCGCTTGAATATTTTTCGGAACTCCAATCCAAGTCGTCGTAATAATACTCGCTAATGTCTTCTGAGAATGTACCGCCGGACATCTCCGCATAAGTTGAATACTTTTCTGATATCATGTCTGTTTCGAACTGACCACCGTCATAATTCTGTCTCGGATCGTCAAACCATCCACCGTCAATGTCCGCAATATTATCAAAAAGAGACATATCATACTGTGAAATCTGTAAGTGGTTATCCGCATTCATCCACGCATTGCCACCAGCAATCATTGCTATCCATCCAATTACTTGTCTGTGAGTGGTATTTGTAGGTTTTTCCTTTACCATGATGTTATCATCAGAAAACGAAGTAACATCCATCTGCACACCGCACGTTCTGCAAGAATCTTTCAGAATATCCTTTAAGCTGAGCGGATACGTTAAATGTGTGGTATAATCTCTGTCAAGTTTGTATGCATCGTCATAAGCAGAAAAGCTTACGGTATCCCCATAGCTTTCCGGGTCAATTACGGTATAAGTGCCACTTTTTATAGCCAGATCACCTATATCCGTGCTAATTGACTTGTACAATGTTATCTTGGCACCAAGAAAGCTATGAACTCTATATCTGTCATCTGCGTTATACAGCTTTACTGTAATTTTTCTGGAAACAACATTGCCGAGTGGCAAACTTTGTGTACCAGCTCCATCAACAATGTTGTTTCCAGATATTAAAAATTCGGATCGGCCAAGATTTAACACTGTGCCATCCAAGAAAGTAACCCTTGCAGATGGATACCAGTCACTACGTCCGTATATAGCTTTCTTATATGCATTGCTAATGTGTCTCATAGTGGATTCACCCCGATTATGTTAAAACTAAGGGATTTGTACTTTTCTTCTCCCTCTTTTAATGTCCCGATATCTACACTTCCTTGTGTGACGTAAAACGGTGCTTCTCTCCATCTTCCGTAATACACGGAAAAATAATATAGTTGCACCTGTCTCTGATTTACAATCATCTGTAGCAGACTTGACATTTCTGATATACTTATGTCACTTCCCTCATAAGCGTAAGATTCTACCGTGAACATCGGTTCATTGCACATAACGCCACTCATTAATCGCTCTGTTCCCTCTGTAGAGGTAGTGGCAAAACTGAATTTGAATGTGTCTGGCTGATGAATAGTCCGACCATTAATCTTAATCACTTGCTGTGCCATTTTACCTACCTCCCGAGTTCGAATACATTCTGTCCATTGGACATCTGCATTTCTTTTGCTGTATTAATAAGCTGTTCAAGTACCGTTCTGCTGTCCAGATTTACCACAAGTTTTATCATTCCTGTACCTTTACCGCTTTCTTCACTTACGATTTTTCTTAACAGATTTTCCGGCATCTCCAAGTTGTTTCCTTTTGTCTGGTCACCAAGAACCGCTAAAAACGGATTTCCGGCCGGAATAACTGCCCCTTGTGCAAGATATGGAATTCTGGTGTAATTTGCATGGGAAAGATTAATTCCCTTACCGCCGATACCTGGAACCCAATCCGGTACTTTAATGTGATTCAGTCCGTCTACCAAACCGTTAATTGCATTAATAATCGCTCGATTCAATCCATTAAATAGGGCGATAACCATATTTACAGGTGCTTTAAAAATTGAGTAAATTAAATTAGCAGCTCCACGGAGTATGTTTAGTATTCCTTTTAGTGCCATATCTACATTCCCTGTAAATACTCCTTTTAGAAATGTGACAAACCCAGAGCATATCTGTTTAATGCTGTTAAAAATCCCTTTAAAGCTGTTAAGAAAAACTTCCACTACATCTCCAAATACTCCGAATTGAGCGTGCCAGTCAGTGGCAAATACTCCTTTTATCCAGTTCATAAGATTTGACATTGTGGTTTTAAGCTGATCCCAGTGAGTAGCTATCAATATAATTGCTGCTACAGCAACTGCTATCGCAATTGGAACGATTCCAAACGTAGTTACCAATGAACTAATAGCTCCAACAAGTCCGCCGCCACCTTTTAAAATGTCAATTAATGTTCCTATGTGTCCAGCAAATCCAAGAACTGCGCTTGATATAGTTGCAATTAAAGGAACTATTTTTGATGTAGCAAACGCTGTAACTAATGCTGTCCCAATGGCATCAACAATCCATTGATGTTCGCCGAGGAAATTAAACAGGCCAGCAAGTACATTAATAAGTGCCGGAAGACCGCTCTCTATCAGCCATGTAAGCATAGGTAATATAATGTTCGTATACAGTCTTTCTAAGAAACTTCCAATAGCTTCTATCAGCGGTGACATGGATTCAAACAGATTCTTAATCGAATTAAGCAGCGGGTAAAAGTTCAATGATCCCGCCCACTGAGCCGTATCCCACACAAGACGATTGATGATATCAAGTACCTTTTGGAAAGCATCTGCTATAGCCTGTATAATGGCCGTTCCTACGGCGTTTTTATTCCAAGCTATATCTAATTGCCTTGCGATATTCCCGATCGTTGTAAGCAGTCCCTGTGCGATCTGTAACATGGTAGACAGTATCTGTGTGCCTGTACCATTCGTCCAGACTTCCAACATACTACTGCCGACACTCTTTGCAAGTGCTCCAAGTTCCGATAATGCATACTTAGCAGCATCAATCGTGTTCTTGCCCTCACGCTCCCAAGCTTCTTTGAACGGTTGGAATATCTGCCCAAGTACATCCTTGATTTTTTCGAAAATCGGTGGTGCATCTATCGGAACTTCTTCAAACATTTTGCTGATCGGTGTTCCGTTTACATCGGATCCAGACGGTGTTGTGTCGGTATCCTTATTTGTTGTGTACCGATTAATTTCGTCCAGTGGTGACAGGTAGTCTTTCGCTGCTTTTGTGGCTTTCTTTGTAGACTTGGCGGTCTTGTCCAGACTGGCAGCATAATTTTTTTGCACTGCCAATGCCTTTGTGTATGTTTTATTCCCGGCAAGATACCCGAAAAACATTCCTACATAGGTTATGGCTGTACTGATAAGGTCAATGAAATGTGACAGTATCGGTGTGATAACGGTTAGTATCGGATTAAATGCCGTAGCAAATGCATTCTGCAACCTTACAAGGCTTCCCCATAAAGTAGATATGTTTGCGTTTGTGGTTTTGGAATATTGAGCAAGATTATTGAATCCACCTATTATTCCTTGTGTAAGAGCACTAAGAATTCGAAAAACACCGCTAAACAATAGAGACATCGTAAGCATTCTTCCGATACTCATTCTTGCTGATCCGGCTGATTTACTAGCGTCTTTAAATGACCTACTCAGTTTTGAATTGGAATTTGCAGTTTTGTTATTAGCACTGTTTACTCCAAAAAGTTTTTCTTTCAAGGAAACCAAACCAGTACCGTAACTTGCAAGTTTGCTTTTAATGCCAGAATACGATGTGTTTAATCGGTTCTGCATATCTGTAAGTCTTCTTTCTGCACTCGCAAGTCTTTCCATGTCTGCCTGTGCTTCTTTGGTGTTCACACCAGTCGAAAAGGCTTTTCCAGAAACTTCCAGATCAATAAGCTCCGACCTTGCGTATTTAATAGTGTTCGCAAGTTCATCTATGTCATACTGCATTTTTTTATAAGTCGAAGTGTTCTTTTTTCCTCCGTTTGCTACAAAACGTTCCTGAGATGCCGTAAGCTGATTGAGTTTTGCTTCTGCTTTTGAAATTTGGTCGGATATTTCCTTATATTCCGTGGTTGGGATGCGCTGATTTGCATAGGATGCTACCTTTTGCCGTAACGATTCTACCTTTTGTTCTTGTGCGCTGTATTCGTTATTCAGTTTTGCAAAAGCATCTATTTGCTTGTTGATAGCGTTTTTTGCAGACGTTCCCAAATTATCCACCCTGTCTGCTGCTCTTCGCAATCCGGCTTCAATTTCTTGCGTACCCGCCTTTATACCATCAGTTCTGATTTTTGTGTTAATAACAATACTTCCATCTTCTGTCATGTATTGTCCTTTCTACCGCTAAATATTTGCGGTCAGAGGGTATCTCCACATGATACCCGGTTAATTATTTAAGAGTCCGAATACTCTTCTTAATTCTTTTTTTTCTTCTTCGCTTCGCTCTGGTGTCGCTTTAAGGTCAACAAGTTCTTTGTTGCTAGAATAGAATTCTTTTTCCCAACTATCCAATTTCTTCCCTTTCGAGACTTTTTCACGAATGTTAGTTATTGTACTGAACAGAGATTCTCCAATCTCCATGAAAAGTCCCATGAACGTCCACCAATGTAAGTACTCTTTCTCACGAATATCCTCATGCGCTACTTTATTAATGGCCGGAATCAGAATCTTTGCATCTTTTTTCCAATCCATAAGTTGCGGTTTTTTCTTATCTCCCTTAAATCCGCAGTCGATAAACTCTTTCGCCGTCTTTAAAGCTTCTTCCCAGTCTTCCGTTGGGAGATTATCAAAGTCTTCGTAGAATATAGCCAGAATCGTTGTGTATATCTCTAAGTTCTTCTCTTCTTCGGACATTCCGGCTACTATGTCGGGATCATTAATAGCACAAAGAATATCTAACACGGCTCTGTAATCTGAGCGTATTCGATATTCTTTGCCGTTTACTTTAACAGATTTGGGGAGTTTCCAGACATCCATTAGTTGTGGTACTTGGCCACATACTTATTTACACGGCGCTGTACCTTTGTTACGTTGGTGTTCAGTTTTGCTTCAATGACTTTTGCAACACTGTCAATTACAATTTCGAGGAAAATTCTTCCATCATCCATTGGCGAAAACGGTCCGAGAACCTGGAAAAACGCTTTTTCTGCATCTCCATTAATCAGATAAGACATTTTCTCTGCAATTTCTTTTTCTGCTTTTCTGGCAGCTTCAATGCTGTCGTCTTCCGGCATCTTGTAATTTTTCCAAAATCGAACGACTTCTTCGTATCTGTCAACAATGTTAGTGTCAGTCGGTGCGAACACTATACTTCCAAGAGTTTCACCAAACTGGTTTTTGATCGGAATTTTGACTCGTCCATCATTTACCTTAATAACCAGTTCGCTATCATTTCTTTTTTTTGGTAACTTGTTGCTCATATTATTCCTCCTGTTAATAAAGCGTTACAGTACTTCTTTTCCTGTAGAAAGACTATGTGGAATTGCTCCGGCTGTGAATTCTGGATTGCCAGAAGCAAGCGAAGTAGCACTTACATATCCCTCTGTTCTCTTACCGTCAGAAGATACTTTAAACGGAATGTTTACGCCAGATGTATCTCCACCATAAGACTGAGGTTTTACCATAACCTCTTCGACATATGCAAGGTGGTTTTCTGCACTTGTATCTTCCACAAGGACTTCCAGCATAAGTGTTTTGCAGTCCGCTCCTTTCAATCGTTTCATTGCAATATCCCTAATCTTCGGATACAGCTTTTTGTCAGGGTTTGCATAGTATGTATCTGCATCCATAGACGGTTCATATCCATTATCTGTTGTTTTTGTCTGACCAAGAATGTTCTTCTTCGTCTCTGTATCCGGGTTCAGATCAACCGACATATCGTCGATGTCATCACCAAGGATTTCCCACGTAGCACTTGCTACTGTCTGTTTGAAGCTATAGTCCAGATAATGTGCGAGTGCTTCTCTACTAAGATTTCCCATATTAAAATCCTTTCTACCGTTAACTTTTTACGGTCAGCGAACATCTCCAATTGATGTCCGGTTAATTAGTTCTTATGAATACATTTCTGTATTTAAGAGACATACTAATCACCCAGTCTTGCACATTGTTTTCGTAAGTTTTGTCAAGGTATGATGGTGTGATTCTTGTAATCTCTTCTATTTTTCGTTCCTCTGTAAGTGTTGGGTAAGATGAAAGCTTTTGTTTTTCGCCATCAATCACGACACTCTGTCGTTCCAACCATTTACCTACATTATCAAGAAATTCCTTGATATCCGCTTTTGTATTTGGAGAATCACGGGATGTCCTGTACACGATATAAAACGGGTAGTTACAAAGCTGATTCACCTTGCCTGTTACCGATTTTTTCTCCTGTGCTATCACCGCACCAGATACCGGGTAGAACGCCATTCCATCGTCTTCTTTGAGTGTGGAAAACTTAAACACTTCTCCGGTTTCCAATCCCGGATACTCATTCAGCAAATCCTTAAGCGCATTTGTTACAATGTCGTATCCGTCAACATCGTATTTCACTGTTTTTTTACTATCCACCGCCTGCACGTTTCTTCACTCCTTTTATCCATGTATCCCCAAATTCATCTTTAGCAGCATCAAACCAATGGTCTGTTGCAAAAGAATTTGGCACTTTCGAAAACTGGATATCACGGTCTGTCACGATCTTTTTTGCTTTTGGTCTCGCCCACGGTGAACCTGTTTCCTGGTCTACCATGACTTTTCCCATGTACAAAAATCTTGCGTAAGGACCATATCCGGCATAAACCTTTCCACTACCTTTCAAGGCTTCGTTCTGCGTATTGGTTGTATCAATCAGCATCCCGTCTCTTTGTGGAATATACTTTTTTGTGCCTGTCCATACTTGTTCATCCAGCCAAAGTTGAGCATCTTGGAATTGTTTTTCAAATCTGTCAAGATTCACATTTACTTTGATGTTGGCTTCAACTATCGAAATATTCGGAAAGTGAAACATTCTGCTACGTGCCATTTACTTTCCCCCTATCTCAAAATGTGGGATAAGTGTGTATGTTCCGACATTGGTGATTAAGAATACATTGTCGTGATTTTTGTTCATATAATCATAAAAGCCACCGTCTCTCCGGCTCTGATAGTCTTCGTCTGCTATCATCTTTTCGTCATGTTCGCCCTCAATGAAAAAGTCACCGTTTGCAAATGTGACGGTATGTCCAAGCGTATCGTTGATTTGTTTCGCCCATTTTTTAGGCTCAAGATACTTTTTGCCAGCTACTACTTTTTCATCGGATGTCATGCGATACAGAACATGGAGCGTTGCCGTGTCAGCCGTATCAAGTCCTGTCTTTTCGATGTTTGCGGATTTATCAACAATGAGTTGAACACCTTTAATTACGGTCGGATACCAAAATATTTCATCTTTCTGATTCACGTATTTGTTAAATACCGTTATGGTTTTGTCATACATTGGTATCACCTCTCGTTAATAAAACTTCTTACCGCATTTTTCACACTTCCATATGTGCCTTGTTTCTTTTATCCCGTTTCCGATATCTTCCAAATATGTTCCGGCATGGATTTTCTTTTTGTGTTTGCAAAATAATCTTTTAATAATTCCCATTGTTCAAATCCCTCTATATAGCAAATACACTCCGTTATCATCGGTAACGTTAAAAAGATAGCTAACCGCTGCTTCGAGAAGCAGTTTTTTCTCTTCTTGCACATTGGTAGCTGCTACGGTATACCGATTGCTCTGGCTGTTCCCGTTAGCGTAAGATATGCTTTCATTTCCAGAAGAAACAGAAGAGACGGTCTTATTTACGACCGTCCCATCTTCTCTCTGTATGGTTCCTATGGCATCCATAGAAGCTTTTTTAGATTGATCTATCTTATACATTTCATCAGCTACTGCACATACAGCTTTTTGAACTTTTGTTTCTGCTCGCTCATTTTCTGGAAGTCCATCGACAAGGCGATCCATAGTGTAGTTGTCTATGCAGTCACTAGCACGTTCAGCATATTCACGAAATTCGCTTTCTGGAATTGTTTTTCCAAAAAATTTTTTTGTATAAAACTTATAATCTGTGTACGCCATAGTGCTTCACCTAATTTTCCTGTTTACTAGAATTTGATCTGGCTTTAGTTTTTCCAACTGAAATTTCTTTATATTTTTGTGGATTGTTCTCCATCAACTGAGCACTCGTTTCATGCTCCGTTGATAAGATTCTTCCTGTTTCCAAGTCTTCAAACTGTCTCATGCTTACTCACCTTTCTTATTCTTGAAGATAAGGTCAGGCATTACAGATTTTGTTCCGTAATGGTAGAAGAGTTCGATACCGTACGCTTCTGAAAGAGGAATCTTCTCAGCACTGTATGGTGTGGATTTAACAGGCTGTGCGATAGCTCCATCCACCATTACGATCACATCAACGTCTGTCGGCATGTGCACGCATGAGAATGTTTTTACGCCATGATAAGCGTAAAACTCTTCGTCGGCTACGCCAACGCCCGGCACTGTAACCTTGTCCAGATATGTGCGGATTTTTCCATAGAACTTTGGTGTGCAGATCATGTTCATCATAGAACGTGGTACTCCGTCCACATATTCATTCTTGGTAGTTTCGCACTGCTGAATCATGGTTTCAGCCTGTTCCTCAATAGCTGTAATACCTGTCAGATCAACTTCTGTCGCATCTGTTCCGGCAACTTTGAAGAACTCAGTGTCGAGTTCTGCGATCATTCTAAGTGCATGGTTTGCTGTTCTTTTTGCGATAAGTCCCTCTACTCCGAGAAGAGATACGTCTTTCTGTTCAACCTCTTCTACAATTTCCTTATCTACATTAATCGGAATCGTAACCGGCTTTCCTTTTACTCCATCGCCTTTGGCTGCACCTCTGGCAGTTCCATAATTCTTAGATGTCGCATTTGCGAATCTTTTCGCTTCTACGGTTCCGGCTGATGGATCACCGGAAAGTTCGGTATTCTTCATTTTTCCAGAAATAGTGTTCTTCTGGACGTTTTCAATGACCTTTCCGTACTCTTCTGCAAGAAGCATTTTTCCGGTTTGGTCAAGTAACATATTTAACGATGTAATTCTTGTTGTTTCTGCCATTTTTGTTCTCCTTTAATTCTTTAAGGTCAACGGCTATCTCCTATTGATAGTCGGTTCACAGTATGGTTTTACCAAACAGTTCCAGGAACAAACGGCTCTGCTTTCTGTTCACTTCCACCTTTTTCTGTAGGTGTAGTGAATACTGGTGGTGTCTTACCATCAGCCACGAAAGCATCTTTCTGAGATTCTTTCAATTCTTTCATGTAATCATCAAGACCAAGAATCTTTTCGCCCTCACGTTTCAGGCCTTTATCCTTAATCATGTTGATAATGCCAGTCTTGGCAAAATCAGAACTGAATTTTTCGCCCGCAAGAGCCTTTGTCAGAACGTCATTGAAGTCTCTTTCTTCAATCTTCTGGTTGTACTCTTTTTCACTGGCATCAAGCTTGTCTTTCCATTCTTTTTCTGCATTCTCAGCTTTCGTCTTCCACTCATCACGTTCTCTTGTGATCGCATCGAAGTCTTTTCCCTCGAACCCGTCCAAAGTCTCTTTCGCTGTTTCATACTGTGTTTTAAAGTTGTCACGTTCCTGTGTCAGAGTTTCTACTTTTCGTGTCTGCTTATCATAGTCAGATACACTCTTGTAATTCTCTTTCACTGCATCTTCGATTGTCTTTTTCTGCTCATCTGTAATTTCAAGACCAGCATCCTTGATAATCTGAATAATATTTTTCATGTTGCATATCCTCCTCAACGTCTCTTATTAACCGCTTCGTCTGCGGTAGGGATTCAGACAGATGAACCTCTGTCGGGGTAATCGGGATACACGGAATCGAACCGTGGACATAAGTCTTTTTTTCAAAGAGATGATTGTGACTTTTGTTCTACCATTGAACTATATCCCGTTAGTGGTTGGTGTAAGTGTTCCCTCTATACAGTTCCAACCACTGTTACGGCTATTTGACGGTCAATCTGCATATTGTTCCGTAACTAACTCTATACAGAAAAAGGATAGCCGGATATGAATCCATGCACCATACTGTGCACTATCCTTTGCGGGATGAAAATTTATCATTTTATATTTTTAGGAGGTAACATAAGATGACGGTTCCCTAAGTCCGCAACCTTAGGGGAAAGCCTAACGGGCGTTTGACTGCCCTTTAATCAGCATTCCGCTATTAGGCTTTATTGAAAGGAGGTGTATCAAGCAAGAAAGGAAAATCTCCTATGTGATTCACCGTATATATCGTAACATTAATATATATAGTACTCCGTACCCATGTTTTTACATTTCCGCAAGCTTCTTGATTTGCCTTTGAATCTCTTTCCGTTCTTCTGCAAAATCTGAATCCATCACCATAGAGGAAAGCATGTCGTACACTTCTACCATAAGTTTCCCGACACTTTCCATCAGTTTGTCTTTATGTGCCTGATCTCCGTTCTGTTGATACATCTCTTTCGCCATAATGTACTGGTCATATAGTGCATCAATGTTTTTGTCGTACTTTCCGTTACTGTACTTTTTGATAAGGTTTTCCGATGCATCCGCAATCATCCCCGGTACGCTTTCGCATTCCAAAGATTTCATATTACACAATGTAGATGTAATCATGTACATTGCCTGTAAGTTAGACATATTTAAGTCTTTCTTTGCAGATGCTTTCTCACGTTCAAGCTGTTCTTCCAAAATCTTTTTGATCTCGCTCATTTATTACACCTCGATTCCTTTCATTTTCTTTTTGTATTTGTCGTGAATCTCCGATTGAATTTCTGTGATGTATACCATGTCGTATCCGGTAGATATGAGGTCGTTAATCATACATTCTACAGTTTTTAATTCTTCGCTTACATCCTCTACCAAACATTCCACGAACATAGCATCAGCCACATGACCGTTTTCTCTTAGCGTGTGTGCGTACTGTTCGTAAACTTCCTTTGTTTCGGATTCCCAATTGTGATACTCGACAAATCCATCTTCTACGGCTTTCTGCTTTGTGCTTTTCCCAACGCTTAACCGTTTGGCCGTTCGCCACGCATCCGGGATAACATTCACTTTTCCCTCAAATACATCATCAATAAGCTGATTGTGATGGTTTATAAAATATCGGCACACTTTCCTACGTTCCAAGCTTTCCGCAATATGCTGGTACTCATGCATCCGCTTAAAGCCTTTTAAGCCAAGGAAATCGAAGTAGTCCGCAAACTGTCCGTGCATCATGACTGCTCCAATAAACCGTTCATTGATTTCGGCAAAGATTTCTTTCGGAGTTTTGACATCTAGGTTGCTTTTAAAATCAATCATAGAAACTCACCCCTTTTCTATGAGAGCTTTTTGATGATGATATTCGCATCCTTAACCAATGTGTCAACGGTGCCAACGTTGCCAACCGATATAGTGACGCTACTTCCGGCCGGAACTGCAATCAATGTAGTTGCCCCGACATTCTGATACACATTTGCCGTTGCTACTGTATAGTCCATTTCCGTACCGGAAATCGGTTCCCCGTTCTGTTTGATAGATAACGCTACCGCTCCTATTGCAGATGCCGTAACGTTTCCGTTAAACTCAACTTCGACCGCCATTGGCAGATTTCCACGGTTTGTGATTTCAAAAAGTCCACTGCCGTTGTCATGTGCAAGCCACCCTGTGTTACAAGCACATCTACGGCTTTTCACTCTTGTTTCTGTAAATAATACATTCTGATTTGTTGCTACTGTCTGAGCATTTTTAGCAATAGAATTTAACATATTTTTTCTCCTTTCTTAAAAAAGAGAGCAAGCGCATGCCTACTCTCTTTGATGTTCGCAAGACTACTTTTTCGTAGATATGGATTCTTCCAACATGCTTATAATTTTGTTTTGGTTTTCAATTATTTTCAAAAAATACTTACTGTCTTGCTCATGCAAGTGTTTTTCAATGTCAGAATTACTTGCCTGTGATAGATCACTGTTAAAATTCGCTATCTGCAAAGCAACTCCGTACACTGTCAGAAAGTCAAGTAGTGATATATCGTTCACTTACATCACATTCCCACTTGCACAGCAACCATTACCAAATGCGTTATACGCAAAGTATGGACTGCAAGACATATAAGCCGGTTTTGGTGTCGGTCTCACTGCATCAATAATGTTATTGGTCTGTGATACCTGTGAGATCTGCCAATATGCTGTCTGCAAATCTCTGTCACGATCAGCAAGCTTGTCTCTCAAGTTCTGAATCGTGTTATCCTGGATTAACTGGCGTGTAGCCTGTCCATCTGCCAAGATGCTTTCTTTAATGTCACAGCAACACTGTGCCATCTGTGCCTGCATGTTCTGTGCCTGTAATGCTGCATCATATCTACTCTGTAAGATTTCTTTCTGTGTGTTACAGCAACACTGAGCCTGCTGAGCCTGTAAGTTCTGCAAGCCGAGCTGTGTGGTATAGCGGTTCTCTAATACGTCTCTCTGTGTCTCGCAAGCTGTGTTGGACACATTCTGATTTGTATTAAAGATATCTCTTTTCACAAATTCGTCAGAGATAAAAGCGTCCTGTGCTCCGTTGTTGTTTCCCCATCCGTTACCGCAAAACAGGAAAGCAAGAATGATGATCCAGAACCATCCACCGTCACCCCACATGTTTCCATCGTTGTTTCTTGTGACTGCTGCTACATCGGCAGCACTAAGTGTGTTTAATCCCTCGTTCATGTTGGTTCTCCTTTTCTTTTATGCACTCCGTCCAGATATCACTTTACTTTATTGATAATGTCGTTTGGATTCATGCCATTTTTCTGACACATCTCCATAAATACATCTTTCGGGTTTCGCCCCTGGCACATATCCATAGCCTTTTTTATGTTCGGGTTGCTCTGCGCCATATTCTGCAACATTGCTCCGGGATTCTGTGTATTTTGCATCATCCCCATCATTCTTTGAATCATTCCGAATGGACTGTTGCCACCCGGCATACCGCCCATCATTCCCATTAACGGATTACTCATGCGTCAGCTCCCCTTTCTGTTCTTCAGGTTGAGGTTTCAATGTATCCAGTAATTTGTTGAATTCTTCTCTTGTCACGTACTTAGCGTCCATGTTTTCCGCTACAGGTTGTGGGTTGTTCGCCTGTACCTCATGGAATTCAAAAGCCTTAAACGTAACACTTCCCACACCGTCAACAGATTTCACGTAGAAGTACGGTGCATTGTTATCCATCATCCAAGCCGTTGTTCCCGGCTGTACGATCTGATTTCTTGCCCCGTCAATTCCGGCTACCTGTATCCAGTTCACGTTCGTCTGTGTCTGTGCCTTGTATTGCTGTTGAGCCTGTGATAAGTTGTCTATCCGTTGCCGTAATGCCATCTGGTCTTGCATATAAGCATCCTGTGGCATGTACGGTGTATATGACATATATGGATTCATACTCATACCTCCTGTAAATTAATATTTGTTGTTCTCTATGCTTTCATTTTACGCATAAAAAAGAGACCTTAACAGTTCGTTAAAGTCTCTAAAAAGTATCACTTATTCTCCTGTATGACAAATGTTTGTAATCTTTCCGTACACATCTTCATACAGCTCCTGTTTGTCCCCGTTATATGTGTACTCAGCATAAATACCATCTCCTCTGACGGTAGTAGATGCAAGACACTTGTAATTCTGCAATGTCTTACATGACCAAACGATAAATACATTGCTTAAATCAATTGGTGTCTCCGGTCTATTCTTCTGATACCATTCAACAAGTTTCTTCTTGCATACACTCTGAAAGTGATCCATTCCTGTGATAATCATGATTAATCCTCCTGTTCTGTCTGAACATTTCCGCATCCACGGCAATATGTCTTTCCATCAACTTCTTTTGTACACATACAGTTGTGTGCTTCATCGCATTTCGCTTCATTCACTTCTATATAATCTTTCATAATTTTCTACTCCTCATAAATAATATCCAAACCATAAGCAACCGCAGCATCATGCTCAATCTTGCATCCTCTTGCATTTTCCCAGCCTTTACAGAAGTACGCTGCATGGCACAGAGACATATTCTCTAAGGACTTAGCAAGAAAACATAATGGAATCTGAACTACTCCACGTTCTTTCATAGATTCATTACTGTACCATTCATCTGTAAAAAGAGTATTTACAATCTCATACCCTTTTCCCTCAAGAACCTTAATTGCTTTTTCTCTTGTTTCTACAATTTCTTGATCTGTCTTTCCAGCCATTGGCTGACTTAACATTGCTTTCATTATAACATTCTCCTTTTCTTACAATGCTCCTATTTCTTCAAATGTTTTCATAATTTTAGGAAACTGAATAGCAAACCAGTCAACGATTGTTTCTTCATGTCCGAACTGTTTATAATGTTCAAAGTTTGCCTGTAATCCGCTTTCAGCAAGAAAAGCATGTATGATTTCATGCCTTAATTGCTTTTTCATAAGTTTTTCAAAATCACCAACTTCGTTTACATTATTATTTCTGACTTTTATTATATGCGCTGTGTAGTCGCAAAAGCCATCAATCGTTTCTTCTTCAAACGCTTCTCTAATTATTTCGTATTCTGTTCCAAGAATATTTACCTTTTGCATTTATTCCTCAACTAACTCAAATCTATACTTCTGCTTGACATCCGGGTATTTCTTCCTGTCTACTTTGCTTACGAACATTCCGTAAGGTCTGCACCACACGCCACCAGAACATTCATAGACTACTTTGAACTGCCCCGGCATTTCGCTATCCTGTGCAATATACAGGACTTTTACTGTCTCGCCCTTGAAGTGCCTGTACACCTGTCCGGGTTCAACTTTTCTATTGCTCACTGTCGGCGGTTCATTGTTGAAATACTTCTCACATTCTGCCAAATCACAGTTCTCTTTCATAAGCGGATGTTTTTCATCCAACTTCTTAATCTCTGCTTTTTGTACGTGAATGTGCTGTCCTACAAGCGGAAATCCACAGCCATAAAGCATTTTCGCCTTAATGTGGTGTGGTTCAAGTCTTCCTGTCGGGTCTATGAGATATCCACTTATTTTAAAAATCTTAGGTATCATATAATCACCTCTTTGCACCTGTTATTTTGTTGTGATCTTCTTCAGATATTGGTTTTGCTCCAACTAAGCGAAATGTATTAGTTTCAGCACTTGGTCCGTAATATGCTTGGAAATCTATTTTTTCTGTATGGACATTCGAAAAATCATAAAAAGGTTTTACAAATTCAGAAGTTTCAAAAACAGGAATATGCACTGTATGTCCATGCTTATATTTTTTTCTTCCTTTTTCGTCAATAATCCAACCAGAGTTAAAACTTATTTCACCAAACCCAAGTACGCCCGATACTTCTTGACCAGTTTCTTCGATGTGTGCTTTACAAGGTTTTACATCTTCAAGCCACATGCCTATACCACCCTTTCAATCTTATCATTCACTCTTCTACTCAATCTCTTGACTGTAGACACGCTCACATTCATTTCTTCCGCACAGTCCTCTAAAGGCATAGCTTTAGCACGGAGCCGGAACAGTTTCAATTCATCCGATGTGAAGTTGCATTCTAATTCAAAATAGTCAAGTTCTGGTCGTGTAAAAGAGTATATTTTCATAATTCCTTTGGTTTCTTGTCCGTCATAGCATTTACAAGCTCTTCCCGAGTTTTTTTTAAACCCTCAATGTTATTCCCTGTGATTTTGTTTTCGATCAAATTAAACATACTTCTCATTAATAGATTCATATCATCCCTCGTATTCCTTATGTTCTTATAATCGTTATCAAGTTTCTGATTAATCCCTGTGATAGATGTTTCAATGTTCGTTATTCGCTTTTCAATCTGTTCTATACGGTTGTCCTGTTTTTCTTTTGGTGCTTTCCATGATTTGTACCACCCGGAAATCACCGCAGCAGCACCTCCGACAACAGATATAGCACCGCATATAGCAAGTATCTGTGTTATTAGTTCCATATTCACTTTTCCTTTGAATTGATATATCTCTGTGCTGCTTTTGCTGATTTCACAGCTTGTGACCTATCCCACTGTGCTACCCGTAGGCGTTCCGAATATTCTTTAAGGCCATTGTCTTTGCAGTAATCACGATACTGCTTATTCTGCCGTCTCAGCACCGCTGATTTACGGTCATACATCTGTTGCAATTCGAATTTAAGCTTATCATCTCCGCTTGCATCTATAGCAGTCTGCAAATTCTGAATCTCTCTCTTGCTGTTGCGAATGCGTCTTTCCATAAGCCGTTGCTTTTTCGCAAGCTCTTCCGCTTTGATATTGTCTTCACTCGACAGGTTGATATCTGCATACGGATTGTTTTCACCGTCACCGGACCCGAAAGAGTGTCGGCAGTTCACGCCACACAACCCTGTCACCGTTCCGTAGCCTGTTGATGTTCGGAAGTCCGGGAATCTCTTGTCTTTGCCTGTCCGGGAATAGAATTTCCCTTGCCACCAAAAGTGGTTCGTTGGATTGTTACCGCCATCACCAATTCGTGCACCCACATGTGCCGATACTAAGATGGTATCCCATTCTAATTCTTCCATTCGTTTTAGTGCGATTGCTCCGGCACACTGACTTATCCCTGTGCGGACAGTCATCATAGTAGCTGATTCAATGCTCATTTCTCTACCGGACGGATAAGATACTTTAACGCCTTGCTTTATCATCCTGTCAACAGCATTTCTGACGGCTTGTGTATATGATACGGCACCGCTTGACGCCATGCGGTAAGCTGTGTCAACCTCTTTCAAAAACAACTTCTGTGCTTCATATGCCGTTGTTCGTATAAGGTTTCTCCATTCTCCACACGTAGCGTTATAATCTCTTTCCAGTATTCTTAGCAATGCCGGAGATTGCAATAAGGGCGTAGGTGATAGTCCTACCGCCCTATATATCGCATCGTCTCTCTCGATAGCTTTTATACCGGCTTCTTCAAATGCACTTTTCAGCTCGTTCTCTTGCTTCTTCGTTTTGTCAGCAATCTCTTTTTGTATGTCTTCCAATAAGTAGCCGGATTCCTGTAGCACCTGTATCTGCCACCTGTCCGTAGCCGTAAGGAGATAATCTTCCCCACGACCTATACGCACCATTATACGCTCAACGATCATGTCCATGATGTTCTTGTGCATATCCGATGTTATCTTTTCCGCACCCTCGGTCACATGAAAGAGATATTCCGGCGTAAGCATTATTTGTCCTTTCTGTTTGAAATCTTCATTGCCAGAAGTAGAAAGACGCAGATTACAATAATATTAATCGTACTTGTTTCCATACTTATTCGTCCTTTCCAATCTGCTTAATAATCTGATTAACGTATGTACTCAGTCCGGCTACCATGATACCTTGTACTACAGACGTGAACAGTGCCATAAAAACGTTTTTCATGCTGTCCAAATCGCAAGTTGCCGTTACATACATTCCGCAAATAATAATTCCAATACCTCCGAGAGAGAGTGGAATGTCTTTATCCTTAATTCTCTTTGAATTTTTCATCCATTTCCCAAGAAAATACAAGGCAAAAGAAACCACCATTAACTCCGGCTTTACATAACTAATAATCTGTTCCATTTTTTAGTCCTCCTTTACAGACATTATCATTTATCTTTCCGATTGACGTGTCCCCTTATACCTCTTCCCAGCCATACACGCCCGGTTCCCAGACATTCCCGTCTGCCGTGCTAATCCATGTCTTGCCATTGTGTGTTACCTTGTCTCCTTTGGCGTAAGGGTTGGTGCTGTCTGGCTGTTCCCATTCTGGCACTGTACTACTATCCGGAATAAGCACCTTGGCGAATAAGGACGGCGCATCCGGCGGTGTCCATGTCTCTTGGCTTGTATGGGCTTGTAATACCTTGTAGATAGTACCATTGTATTCCAACCGCTTGCCAGCTACATATTCCTTGCCAGACTGCCACTTCTCTACAAAGTCTGGATACTTCAATATTTGTTCATCGGTCATGTTGGCTGTCTGGTTTTCCAACAGCTTCCGCAACTGTTCTGCTTGTTCTCTTGTCACTGTACCACCCCCATTATGATATTCAAGGCATCCTCTGCACTAAGCTCCGGCTCTGGATAGACTGGGTCGTCCGTAAGTGTCCACGTCCCATCCAGATTCGTAGTGCTGTCCGCTTGGTGCATCTGTCGGCGTATCTGTGTACACCACCTGTTTATATCCTAACTGTTCCAGTTCTTCCTGGAGCGGATTGTTTATTGTCTTGCCATCAAGCACAATCGTTTTGGGTGCACTGCGCAAGAATCCGTATTGTAATTTTGCATACATTTTTTGTATCAACTCCTTATCTAACGATATAATACTGTTACTTTACTGCCTGTTTTGAATAAATTGTTCGTAACGAGCGATATTTCTTTTATGGATTCTACATTCGTCAAAAGATTTTGAAATCCTACAAGTTCATTATTTCCTTTTTTTGATATTGTTCCATCCAAAAATCCATTTATAATTTCCGCTGTAATCTTTGTATAATATTCACTTCCTGCTTTCCTCAGATATGTCAATGGATAATTTGATACTCCTTTATCATTTATTCTTAGTCCATCAGACCCCGCTCCTGTGCTACTAATGCTATCATCACCGTTGTTCTCTCTCCCCCAGAATAGTACTGTTATTTCATTTGCATCTGGAATTTTGACTGTAATAGTTTTCGCATCTTCTTTCAGAACAACGGTATCTAATGTTTTCCACTCTTTCATCTCTTCTACCTCCTGTGCCTTTGCCATCATCATTCGCCGTCTTAACATATCTCCACGGCATTCTCGGACTTGACACAGGAACTAGAATCAACTAAGCTCTGTCTGACTGACTGACTGACTGACTGACTGACTGACTGACTGACTGACTGACTGACTGACAAAATTGTGTTTTATTCTGTATTTCATGTCAATTACCTCCCGTAGATTTCTGCTTCAATACTTTTAACATATCCTATATTAATTACTTTAATTTCTGGTACGTCTTCTTTTGTCACTGCAAAGCCTGTGTGGAAAGCACCCCATGACGTTAATGTACCTGGCGAATAAGTGCCACCATACGGAATATAAAAACATCTCCAAAAGCCAGCTACATTTTTTATAAAAACTTCCATCGGGAAATTTCCACGTAATTCTCCAATGGCTTTGTTTTTCTCGATAGAAATACCATTGTACGAAGCAGTTTGTCTTTCGCATTTGTAGATTCTCATGTATATTTCATTTACAGAAAATGGATTCCCGCCATTATCAGTAGTTATGCTAATTTCATTGTTTGAATTAACATCACTGGATGCTAGTGTTTTTAATAGTTTCCATTCTTTTTCCATCTCTATAGCCTCACTTCCTAGCGTTCTCCGTCTCTCCATCAACCCACCGCCCAACTCTGGCTCGTCAGCAAGCCCTCAAGGATCGACACCTCATAGATTTTGTTAGCATCTACCGTAAAGCTCCCGATATTGACCCCTGCCGGGTGTACCACCCTTGTCGCTGTTGCTCCGCTTTTAAAAATAAAATGGATCTCTCCCGTGCCCTCTACGATGGTGTAGGTAAGGCTTGCCATCTCCGGGAAGATATACAGCTTGTCAGGATCAAGCGTTACCGTGGTGTCTGTAGCAAGTTTTTCGATACGCTCTATACCGCCTGTCTCGATTGTGATTGCAAGGGCTTCACTTCCATCGTATGTGTGGGTTCGACCTCCATATGTGATGGTTAGTGCTTGTGGGTTTGGAAGAGTGGTTGGTACTGTAGGAATTATTGGCTTTCCTTGTAAGTCTTCATAATTGCCGGAAAAATCGCTCTTGTTGTTCCAACTCTGTTTTTCTTCGTCTGTAACTGTTCTGTGCGTGGTGTCTTCTCCCATATCGGACAAATTTTTCGGAATTTCCGTCGTACTAGGCAGTGCCCCTACTTCGCTTGCTGTATATGTTGGTTTCCTACTTTGCAACACCCATTCAGCAAGTTCTGGTTTTCCCTTTAAATCTCTATACTCTCCTGAAAAGTCACTCTTTGCGTTCCAAGCTTGTTTCTCTTCCTTTGTCACAGTTTCGTGTTCATCGTCCGCTGTCAGTTCTGAAAGTTTCGATGGAATCACGGTCGTACTCGGCAGTGCTCCTACTTCTTCTGCGGTATAAGTAGGTTTTTCTTCCTCTTTTGCCCATGCTGGTACCGTTGGATCCGTCTCTTCTATAGGATTCTTTTCCAGATAGCTTTTTACAGATTTCTCAATCTGCTCTTCAGAGATAGGTTCTTTCTCCAATGTGTCTACTCTGGATATAAGGTCAAGAATGACATCGGCGTGAGTCTCTTCGATCTCTTTATCCGTGTCTATCGTCTCTTTGGCATTTCCGGTAGCTGGACGGGTTCTGAACACTTCTACTTTATCTTTGCTTTTCGCTTCTACCGCAAAATATATAGATGTATCCTCGTTTGCGTCAAAGATGTGCTGTTTTAGTTCCCATGAAAAAGTGATATTCTCCCCGTCTACCTTCACATCTTTTGCTGTATATTTCCCCGGCAATCCTTTTGCAGTATAGTAATTTACGAAAATGTAACAGTCAGACAGGTCGACATTATCTCCTACGATTTTCGGACATTTGAAATGTTTTTTCTCTATATTGCCCTCTCCGTACACTCCAAAAAGTTGTTCGCTTTTGGGGATTGTAATTTTTCTTGTTGATGGATCTATGATAAGATATTCCATTTTGGTTCACCTCTTTCCTATTCTTCGTACAATCCACTGTCCGGCTTATTCTGTTCCTGTGCTTCTTCAATCATTGCTTTCGCTTCTTGTTCTGTCATTCCCTCGAATTTCACAAAATACATCCATGCCGGAACCTTTCCCTGTAAAACATAGTTCCACCACCGTGCACGATCATCCTCTAAGTTGTATACAAGGTCTTCAAAATCGCATGCTGTTTGGTAACTCGTTGCCGGGATGGTTCCGTTTGCTGTGCCGACTGCATACAGGATATAGATGATTCTGTGCAGTACTCCATCATGGTTCTTACCGTCCAGAATGTTTCGGAATGCCTGGATGGTATGCAGTGTCCGTCTATCGTCAGATTCTACCTGTGTTGCTGTCTGTATGCCTTGGTTCTGATCGAAAGAGAAATATCCATTTGAGAATCCGCATTTATATCCGATGATGGATAGGTAGAAGTTAATAGCACTTACTCTGTCTGTTACAAGTAGAGTAGGCACATGTTCATGAATGGTATTATCTTCATTTATCCCTTGCTCCAATCCGCTCACAAATCTTGGTAGCTCAATCCCCTGTGCGTTTGCGAATTGTATAGCAGACTGTGACACAAATGTCATGTGCTGACTATCTTCCTGTTCGTCTCCCATCTTGCTAAGGGCAATATCCAACCATCTCAATTCTTCGATGCATTCTGAAAATGCCGGAACAGTCAGTGGAGATTCCTTGTCAATCGCATTTGCATAAGGATTACGCCAATACACAAACAGTGGATATTCTAACCCATGCACGTACACTTCCGGCTCAATATCTTTCCACTCATCCACCCTGTCAAGTGTGATCTCTGTACCGATCATATTTTTGTTGTCCGATTTGAAAGCCTTACTGGATATATGGTATACACGTTCCAGTCCGACATCCTCAAATCTGTGATACTCTGCTTTTGTGTAGTATTTGTCGTTTTTCTTAAGGTAAGAGAAAAAGATAGCTGCTAACGCATCCCCGTCCGTGTTAGTGTCTGTAATCAGAAAGTAATCCGGGTCTAAAAACTCCACATCATCACCGTTGCTCTTGACCATCATTCCACAGGTCGCACAGCTTTCCTCTTGCTTCTCCTGTAACGTATTCATCACTCTGTCAAATCTCTTTTGCAGTTCATTATTCCCTGTAATCTTGATATCCGTATTAAACAGTGTGAGGTTCGCTATCTCGCGACAAATCACATTCGAAAACCTTGTTGGCTTTATCTTCCCACTGGTACACCACTTTGGTACACCAGATCTCATGCTTTTATACAGCGACAGGGCGGTATCCATATCAGAAGACCGCCCTGTTTCAATTCCGAATATGTTTTTAGCGTCATTTACTTTAACCATTTTATTCCATACCGCCTTAATCTTTTCTATCAGTCTCATTGTTTCACTCCATTAATATTGCCATCTTAAGCGTCTTCTTAAGAATGTATAGCAGAAATACCTTGTATCATCCATAGCGTGATCGTTCTCTTTGATAACTGCATCCTCACTCTTTTCTTCATCCCATCGGTACATACCGAATTCGTTAATACAGTCTTGACAGTCTTCGTATATCTTAAGCATACCTTTGTTTAGCATGGTTGTAACCACACGGATACCGTCAAGTACATCATTATCCGCTTTCTTTACTGTATACTCTCCATACTTCTTAATGACTTCGATGAAAGATGCAGCAGACGGATCTATGATGATGCAATACACCTTTCTATCGCCTATCAGCTCTTTCAGCATCTTATAATATGCTTCATCATCCACTCTCTTCCCGGTCTCACGGCTGTTATAATACACTTCTGCTTCTCTCTGTGCCGTGCGTCCGTTAAACGCCCACAGTCCGGCAGAGAACGGGTTGACTGTACCGTAGTCAATAGATACGATGTATTCTTTCGCTCCTGTCATGTGTTCGTGTGCTACGTGCTTTTCTTCATCAAACATCTGATAGACAAGTCCCTCGGCCACACACCACAATCCTAAGATATACCGTTTGAAGAATACACCTACATACATGCTTCGGTATCTCTTCTTAATTGCTTCAGACAGAGACAGGTTATCATCCATTGTAAAATGCAGATACAGGATATTCTTCTGATCGCACTTGTCAATCCAGTTGACTTTGAACCAGTGTCGAGGTCCGTCCGGGTTGCAGTTGAACCAGTATTTAGATCCTGTCACTGAGCAACGGCCTGTTGCCTGGTTGACAAACGATTCCGGCATCAATGCCACTTCATCAAAAAACATTCCGGCAAGTGTGATTCCCTGTATCAAGTCCTGAGAACGTTCATCTTTACCGCCGAATATGTAGAAGAAATTCTGCACATTTCTTTTGCTGACCACAATAAGGTTGTCCGACCGATGGTCTACCACTGTATATCCACGGCTTTTCAACATCAGTTTCAGCCAGAACAGCACATTGCGCCGAAATGATCCGATAGTCTTTCCGGCCATACCGAAATTCTGTTGATTGAATGTGCTCATTGCCCACAGAACATAAGACAGTGACATACACAGTGTCTTACCGCTTCGGATAGCTCCGTCAGCTATGATTCCCTCTTTGTTCTTTACAGGACTGGATTCACACCACCAAGTAAGTACTTTCTTCTGCTTAATAGAAAAAGGCTTGAACTCAAACCCTTGCTTCTTAGCCTTTTCTTTCATGGCAACTGCATGCTTCATAATGCTTTGCCGGATGTTTTGTATTCTGTTCTCAATATTACTCATCCGTCCATACCTCGCTCGCTGTTGCATTTAAGGCATCCAAGAAGTTATCAGTGCTTTCTTCCTCTGGTGTAGAATCTTTGTATTGTGCTTCTAATTTGGCAAGTTCGATATCCATTCGTCTATCGTCCATATTGCGCTTGAGTAATTCTTGCGCACACCTTGTGCGTTCGGATAATGGAGCGTCTAAGTCGAATTGATCTTTTACTTCTCCACGCATGACAGATGTAAGATACTGCATAATCTCAGTGATATCTGCGATACGTGCATCATCTATTTGTTTTTGCCGTTTCTGTATATATTCCAAAACGACAGGTTTTTTCATATTCTCCGCTCCGGCTTGTCTCGCCGTCTTCTCACTATATCCGGCTCTTTTTGCAGCTTCTGTCTGATTCCCACACTTTAAGAATTCATCGGCAAACGCTTTCTGCTTCGGAGTAGGTTCTTTCCCTTTCGGCATCTACCCACCCTCTTCCATATATCCATCCATGCTACTCACCGCCCTTGCCTGTTCTACACAGTTTTTTCCTTAGATTACTGTATCTGTCTGTAATGACATCCAGTGCAATGTTGAGTGCTTGTATCGTTCCATTCTGTCTGGTGTGTTCTTCTACCAGTCTCTTATTTTTTTCAGTAAGTTCCTGTACTTCGCACAGTGCCCGTTCTCCGACAGCCTTTGCGTCTTCTACCTCTTTTTGCAGATACTCATTCTTTTCTTTCAGCTTTTCGTTTTCTTCTTTGAGTTCGTTTGCTCTTCTCATAATCGGAGCAATGTCGCTCTCTGGTATTATATCTGCCGGAATTATCGTCTTTTCTCCAATCATTCTTTCACCGCCCTCCATATATCGTTTAAACAATTTACAATCTCTATCTGCGATGCTGTTCGGAGAATTTCATAATCATAATATTTCCATTCCCCGTTTTTCTTTCGCTCTAATACTCTGGTAGATAGGATGTACATGGTGATAAGTCTATTTTGCTCCACAGAATAAAACTGACTTGTCCCCATCTTTATAACTAATCCTTTTTGTAGTATTGCTTTCTGTAACTTCTTAGCAATGCTATTTAGATTTGCCATACACTCACCCACCTTTTCCGCATACAAAAATAGCACCTCTTACGATAATTACATCTTACCGTCAGAAGTGCTATTTCATTGTCCCCGTTATATAGTTTTATTTCTTTTTCGATACTTATATTTTACCATAAAATGCACATTTTTTCAATGTTTGGTTGCTCTATGTTTATTAACTTTTCTTTATATTTTTGATATTATACTTATCGGAAAGTAATGCTTGAGAATGATGTAAAAGTATGGTACAAATTAGGCATTAACTACTAAAAACAGCACTTGACGAATAGCCGTTCATCAGTGCTGTTTTTCTTTTATATCTCTTCAAACCATCCAACCCTTGAATTTTCAAATACGCCATCAGAAAGTTGTCCGTCAAACTCTTCTTCGCATTCTTCTGCTGTGTCTCTTGTGATTCTGATTATCGAATATTTGTTTTTGTCTAGTCTGCGAATTGTTCGAGAAATTCAATCACGTCCGCAACGGTTCCAAGTTCTACTTTTTCACTGGTCGGATTGTCTGAACAATAAAATCTGTCACCATCCTTCCAGAATGTAAAACTACTATCACTGTAAACAGTAAATGCTTTTTTCGTTAATTCGTTCGTACCTGTAAATTCATATTTTTTCATCTTCTTTTCCTCCTTAAATTTATTTGTCTTCTTTAACTGTCTTTATTATAGCACAGTGGTGTCCACTAGTCAATGGTTTTCATTTTTTCT